GACCGGGCTGCACGGGGGCACCTTGCTGCCCTTGCTGGAATTGCTGGCCAATGGATGCCACGAGCTTATCCACACCCAGGCCATTCATTATGTTCTTGGTGGTATCTGCTGTGGGGGCTGTCGCTGACCCACCCCCTGCGCCAAATGAAGACATCAGGACACTCCTCGTTGATTCGCGAGAATCAAGTTTAGTCGCTCTGCTGGTGTAGGGATATTGGCAACGGCCCCACCAAACTTCGGGCTGATCATGCTTGCCGGATTTGCTCTGAAAGGCTGCGTTGTCGCCTGCCCCTGCTTGAGTTCATCTCGCAAGAGCTTATACGTGCCTGCCCCTACCCCAAGGCTTTGAACGGGATTCTCTACAATTGTATTTCCTAAACTCTTTGCGAGTCCGGTGACGGCTGACCCGAAGTTAGCAAGAACACCTGGTGTTGCGACAGGAGCACCAGTCAATGCCCCTGGAAGAACATTAGCTGCTGTTTCTGCTGCTGTTGAAATTCCACCTAATGAGCCCCCTAGTCCAGAGAGATTCGCAAATGCACCACCCGTACCAGCAGTTCCTAATGCTCCCAATCCACCAGATCCGACAGATCCGATGCCACCCACCGCTGTTGGCGCAAGTACTGTTCCTGCCCCAACAGTACCAAGAGTACCAGCTGCTTCTGGTGCCGCAGCCAATACTGTCCCAATCCCGGCTGTTGTACCAGCAGTGCCAGCCGCGCCAGCAGCACCACCTATACCCAATGCCTCTTCAATTCCGGTCATGGCTTCATTTACCTTTTCGGATGCCAGGCATAGGAGATGGTCCCTGTTGCATCTGATTTTCTTGCATATGGGCCATCTGGGGTGCCACCTTCTTTGATAGATCCAATTGCATCTTACCGGCTGATCCAGCTAAACCAGCCATTTTAGGGGCCATGTGACCAAATGGCATAGAATTGCTCATATCACAGCTCACTTCCCTTTTCGTGCCCCGGCTGGAGACATGGGTCCAGTTCCTCCCGTGCCAGATGATAAGCTCTGCATTGCCGAATTCTGCGTGTTCTTCATGGTATTGATCTGCTGTATCAGTTGCGAAACGTCCGGCGCTCCCACGGCACCGCCCAGGTTCTGCTGAATGCCGGACTGTAGGTTTCCTGCCTGCCCGACAAGGTTAGTCACGTTGGGTTGCATCGGTTGGGCCCACCCCGCCTGTCCTACAAGAGTTGGCGACGTTGGGTTGCCAGATGGGCCCCATGTTGATGGGGTTCTCTGTTGTCCCTGCTGCCCTTGCTGTTGACTACCCATAGGGTGGTCCCCTTACTTGCTCGTGCCTGCCGTGGCCTGGCCGCCGCCACCTGTTGCTGTTCCAATGGCGTTACCAAGGTAAGAATTCAAGGTGAATGGGTATTGCTGCCTGAGTAGTGCATTGCCTGTGCTAACGTCCATACCAGCCTGCTGCTGTCCTTGCTGCAATGTCCCCGCACCAAGCAATTGCTGCCCCGGCTGCGCTAATGCGCCTTGCAGGGCTCCAATCTGGTTAGGGGCTTGAGCTTGGATCTGCCGCTCGCCAGCGTAGTTGGCACCGAACATCTGTGCGGCAAGATCGGTGAGGTTCTGGCCCAGATTGAACTGGCTCAGTGCTTGGTTCTGCACGTCGGCACTGCCACCCGCTACACCGCCTTGCTGCGCTGACACAATGTTGCCAGGACCAATAGCGTTGGTGTACTGGTTCACAGCATTGCGAGCGGCGGCGTTGTAGGTTGCGTCGATGTACGGATTGCTCTCAGGGCTCAGGTAGTTTCCGGCAAGGGTACTCTGGAGTTGGTTGATGCCACTACCCGCTAATGTTGCAGAAGGGGCTGCCGTGTCGGTAAGGTAGTTCAATCCCGCTTGCTGGGTTGGATTGAAGGGTGCAAGGCCCTGTTCCACATTGGGATTGTACGGCGTATTGCTCAGGTCATTAGCTTTTCCAAGAAATCCCTGTGCATAGGGGAGTGCCCAAGGGGGCAGGGCTTGGGTCGTTTGACTGCGGGAGCCCATCAGGTCAGATCCTTTCCGATGACACGATCCACCACCCGTGCGCCGAAACGCTGCGCCCGCCGTTCCCAGCCGGCACGGGGTGACGTCCACTCCCAGCGCCGATACCCTCGCTCCCGAGCTAACGCCTCGAACTCGGGCAGAATATGCGCCAGCGTATGAGGATGGATCGACGCCATCCACACAAACCACGCTAAGGGCAACGTCACGAACGGATCAACGAGCGGATACATCACAAGAAATCCCTGCAAAGCATCGTCATCCGCATTGTGTCCGATGAAGCATTCCGTGCGGTTGAATTGCGGGAGTAGCTGCGGATTCGTAAGCCCGAGCGCAATCTGGTCCCGTACGTGCTCAGGAAGCCATGTCGTCCGACTAGACAAGTTCTTGCGCCGAATGTGCGCTAACCCCTCCCGCATCCACGGCCACAAATGCCCGAGCAAGTCTGGTGCAAGGATCTTGTCCATGTGCAGGCCAGGGCGTGAGCAATTGAGCACGGCAGTGGTGAACTTGAATGGCAGGGGGAATCGACGGCTCTCCGGGTTCTGGCCGGGTTGCCAGTAGTGCCGAGGCTGAATGAGGGGGACGACTTGACCCATAAGCCCTTGTACCATTACCGTGACTCTCCGTACACCACTGGCATTCTCATTGAATCACCACAAACGCGACGAGAGGTTCATCTGTTGGTGAGCCCGTCGGGACCGTGCCGAGCTTGAAGGTCTGATCCATGAGTGTCCACTGCAAAGGTCCAGGCGTTGCGCTGTCCGTATAGGAAATCGGTGCTCCCCCCTGAAAGAGCATGGCCTGTGGAGTTCCGCTGAGGGAGAGCCGTACTTGCCCTGCTGCGATGGTGAATTCTTTGTTCGTCCCGTTGCGCAATCCTACCAAGGGTTCCCATGTCGCCATTTTGTCGAAGATACCTGCGCGAATGCCCGTGAGCTGCTGCTGAAGCCATACCAAAAGCGCCCGCAGGAAAGTCAGCGTCCCTTGCAATCCCCTGGAAAGATCTAACACGGTATCGGCAAGACCCGACGAACGCACGTTGACCGTGGGGGCAAGGGGAGGACTCGTGTCAGTCAGGATGGGGCGAACCATGGACATTACGTGTCCCCCATCGGAGCCATGGGCACGTCCAGGTTTGCTATCTCCACGTCCGCATCGGCCGTGAGCTTCATCCTTTGCAGCCTTGCCATGCTCTGCATCTGGAACCAGCCGTCTTGTGTGAGCACAGACGTAGGCCCTGCCGTGTAGGCTTTCCCACTCACATACGTGGTGAGCGGAGTCAGGGTCGGTGCGCCGTTCAGCACGGTGAAGGCTGGCCGGATGGGTTGCGTCTCGTACATCATGCGCCGGTCCCCGAGGTCGCCCGTAATGAGGTACGCCCCCGGTTGCGTGCGCAATCCGTCATGCCCATAGGCACACAGCGTCCCATCCTCATTGATGAGTCCCGAGCAGGTGTCGTTCCCGCATTGAATCGGTTGTCGCAGAGTCACCTGGATGTTCAATTGCCCCACAGCCCATTGCCCGGTGACGAAGTTGAGGACAATCCACTCATTGGGGACGGTGTGATCCGGTGCATCTATCGTCGCGTAGTGCATGAACGCCAAGGACCGGTCCTGGTCGAATCGGGCATAGACCGATTGCCGTCCCACCCGGCTCACCCGCTGCGTGAACCACCGGCGCAAGGAATTGGGAATGGGATTGATGGCGAACCCGTCTAGCGTGAAGAAATCGTCCGGCCCCACGAAGTTATGCGTATCCCTAATAGCGAGTACGCCCTCTTGCCCTTGCGCCCCTGTCTGCCGTGACGCCTCGTTGAAGATCCACACCAGCGGCGGTTGCTGAAGATTGCCGATGTACGTGGCGTTGGTCTTGTAGGCAATCATCGTGGACCGTAACGCCAAGAGTGCCGTGATAGGGCCGGAGGTCTGGCCCAGGCGTGCCGAGACGGAGATGGTACTGGCGGTAATGGCAAGATTCCACTTATGCGAATCGCTCGATGCCCACCAGCGATTGGACTGAATGGGGAGTACGGCGTTTAGGGTAAGGTCTGCTTGGCGTTCGCCTACCAGAAACAGATAGAAGTCCGATGCCGCTACATGGGACGCAATGGGCGGATCGCCAGGAAGCAGTTTCCAGGGATTCGCAACGCCTGATTCCAATATCCCCCGAGTCGTAAACAGAGGTGCAGTCACGCCGTCTACGGCAATGATCTCCTGCTCGATTTGCACTGCGTTAGGATTCTGCCATACGTCGAACCGCCAGCGCCCGACAAACGTCCTATCCACGAGAGCTTCCGTATTCCACTGGGGTGGAGTTGTTACGTTCAGGTCAGTCGCCTTCACCGTGTTGAGAGACACATTCGCGCCCGAATCGTCACAACATCCTGCAACGATCCACTGCACTCCATCGGCAAACGTAATTGCCGCAGCCCCACGGCACCTGTTTGGCAACGGCTGCGTGTATCGGAGCAAGTCTGGCAACGTTCGGAAGCCGACCAGCGTGGGCACGAAGTCGTTTCCGTCTACGATCACCCCAGGCGTGAGAGGGTCTGAGTCCGGGGAGAAACTCGTGAGCGGAACCATCCCCCCGGCCATTACAAATAGCCTTGGAGGATGGTTGGCCCTTCCAGCCGTTGGTGAATTTCTTGGAGGGAGGCATTCTCACGAGTTGTGGCCAATGCCTCGTACTGATCCGCACGAGCGAAGTCATGGATCGTGCGCCGGCAAATGTCCGCGCACGTCGCAAGAATGACCAACGTCGCAGCGCCCCGAGGCCCGTCGTCCGTCCAGTAGTTCTGGTCCGTCTCTGCTACGGGAGGCGGTGGGGACAGATTGCCCATCAGCTCTAGCGGATAGGCGTTGTCTGGTGTGGCGAAAATCCGTATCGTGTCGCCGTACGTGGCATAGCACCAGGGCAGCGTCTCGAAGGCTGGACTGATCACGTCGTTGTCCAGGATGTACTCGTACTTGGTCCGCTGCAACGGCAACCAAATGCCACCCCCACCCAAGCCTGCATTGCCGCCGAGCATGAGCCGCACATGAAACAGCGACTGCATCCCGTCAGGAATGGGATAGATGCTCTGGCCGGGAACGGTGGTAATTGAGTAGTCGAGTTGGTCGGAAGGACTGAACAGGCTCTTCTGATAGTACCCAATGCGATCCTCGACGAACGTCGGGATCACCGCGTTGGGGTTAGGCGCAATGGGAGTCAACAGATCAAATCTGTTCAGCTCCCCGGCAATCCGATTCTGGAGTTCGGAGTACAGCACACCGAATTACCCCTTGAGGTAATGAAGCACGTTGCTCTGCGCAGGCTTGGCAGGGTGCGGCTTCTGCGTCCCGCCCTTAGCCATGTAGTCCATGTTCCGATCGCCGCGCTTGGCTGGCGATGTACCCCCCTCGGCTGGCTCGTTGGTTCCAGCCGGTGATACGATCGATTCCCCAGCTTCCGATGCGTTGGTTTGCGATTTCATAATTTGCCCTCTACTAGGTGACGAAACGATTTTAGTTTCATGTTTCTTGTGGCCGCAACTGGACGAATCGACATAGGCGGCTTGATGTTTGGCGGTGGCTTTCGATCGGCATTAACGTCACCCTCCACCGCCTGCTCGTATGCAGATATCCCCTCATCGCCTGCTTTTCCAGGCGCAATAAACATGCCTTGGTCCGTATCTATGTCTGGACCAAATTTACTTGCCATCACATCCCCTCTATTCGATTTTGGATCTCACGACATGCCGAAATGGCACGCGATGCTCCGTATAGTTCGAGATGTCACCTTCTAAGTCCATGCGATTTTCATGTTCCGCGATTCGATCGCGGGCAATCCGTTTCCCTTGTTCAATCAACCTATCCATTCGTGTCGGTGTGGGCAGTTTCCCCTTAAAGAGCTTCTGTCCGTCAGAGAGTTGTGAGTCGTCGGTTTCGGCATTGCCAATTCCTGTCTTCTCTCCCATCTTGTCCATTATTTGTCCTCCGTGATGTGCCGGAATGACTTTGGTAATTGGCGAAGGTTCGGCCTCTCTATGAGAGGCATGTCGGGAGCAATCGACTTGAAGTTGGGGTCTCTGGGGCGCACTACAAGTGGCATATTGGACTTAAACTCAGTCTTGGGAAGAGTCAGGTAGGGATCAATGCCCATGGCCTCGGCGATCTGTTTCTTTATCTTGTCTGCCATCACACCTCACGTACTCTTGTTATGGTAGCGGATGGACTTGGAATGCAAGCCCAGGTTAGGCGTGCGAGCGAAGTCGGTCAACTGCTTGCGCTTCATACTCGTCGCAAGACGCTTCACTAGCGGTGATGGCTTGGGCAGTTGCCCCTTCTTTGCGGCAAGTGCCATTCCAAATAACCGTTGCTGTGGCACAGAAACGCTAGGCATATTCCACCTCAAGGACACTGGAACGGAGAAGCATACCGGGCCGTTCCAATCCACCCCGGCAATGGGGACAGCTCTTACACCTTGCTGCGGTTCTGCGGGGCGCTCGCCACAGTGTTGCCTGCGGAGGTCTTCATCGGCATTGTTGCCGTCGGGCCTACGCTGCCACTCCCACCCCAATCCGGCTCGCTGGTCGGATAGGTGACGGCACTGTAGTCCTCACCCATCGGGTCCACGTCGTACTGATTGCCGACCTCGGGGCCGCCCATGTCGTTCATGGCAACCACCATGCCTGCCCCCGTGACCATCTCCGTGGTCGTTCGGAAGCCTTTCCTGTCTGCCGCTGCCTGGGCATCGTCCATCCCCGGCTCTGGATATCGCTTCGCCATTTCTGTTCTCCTTTCGTTCGTGTCAGGGCTTGCTCGGTGGGGCCAGATTCGCACCCAGAGCACTTGCCTCGCTCAAGGTGAAACTGCGCCCCTCCCAATAGTCCACACGTTCCTGCGCCAATTCAGCCGCTTCTTTGCGCGCTTCGTACTGCTCGAACGTCTCCCCCATGTTGAATTCCACCTGCACCGGCTCTTTGCGGTGCGGATAGAGCATGGGGTCGAGGTCCAGGCTATCGCTCGGCGTTTCGGACCCCCCACAGTACCCGTCTTCGTAGCCGGGAATGCGTGGGGGGGTTCCTACGTGCGGTTCGTCAGGATCGTACATGGGGCACCTCTCTTACACCGCAGTGAAGGGGCTGATACCAAGCTGCGAGTACAGGATGTAGCCTGTGATAACGCCGCTCGTCGCGCTCGTTGTCGGAGCGGTCTGGACCTTCAGAATCAGGTCGTCTTGGGCGTCGTACCGCGATGGCAACGACTGCCAGACAATGCCCGCCGATGATGTGGCCGCCACATACGCAATCGGTGGGCCAAAAGACGAAATGGAACCTGCGGCAACGGTCCCCAACACACCGGCCAGGGTCGTTGTCATGTACCGATCGGCCGCAGTCGAATCGCCCAACTGGAACTTGATGGCAGTGCCTCCCGTGTCCAGGTCGGGAATGTCGATACGAATTCCGAACAGGTTGAATCCCGGCGAGCCGCCCGAGGCCAACTGCACCAGTTTGATGGTGTCGTTGACGACGAGTGCGGCCGTCACCGTGAACAGGAACGGGGCAGCTTGAATCGCCCCCACGGCCCCACTCGGGGTAGGCGTTGCGTAGTTGTCTGCGTAGTAAACAGTAGCCATGATCTTTCTCCTTCTTTCGCCCGCTTACACCGGAAGTGCAGGCTGTGTGGGCTGACCCCAGGTCGAACACACCACGGTGGCGTAGTCCATGTTCATGAATCGGAGCTTCTTCAGCCCACCGATCATGCCTGCGTAGATCCACAGTTGGTTCGCACCATCGTGAAGTTCCTCGTTCCAGGTCACACGCAGCGGCTTGCCGTCCGGCCCCTCGATGGCCCCTGACGCATAGCCAATTGCCTGTGCGCCAAGGAACACGGCCCGATTGACGCTGTAGACACCATCGGGCGTTGGAGAGGATGGAGTGCTGGTGCTGACACCCAGAGCGGTTGGGGCGGGTTGCATGGTTTGCGTCACAGGATCAAAGACTTGATTCTGTGACGTGCTCCCCCAGCACACCCTCGTGTCCTGATGGATCACGACATTGTTGCGGAAGCCGATAGCCCCCGTGAAGATCGGGTTGCCAGTGATCTGGCCGCCTTGGATCGCGGCCTGGTAGATCGCGCCCCATCCGCCTTCGCCGAACGTCGCCTTCAGATCCCGAACCTGCCATTGCGTCAGGAACAGGACGCCCTGGATTTCAACGCCCTTGATGACCACAGGCTTGATCGGGAACGGTAAACCCCCCTGCGCCATCGCCACGAACTGGTCGATGTAGAAGGGGTGGAACGTGTCGCTCGATGTCAGGTTCGCTTCATTGGCCTTGTCATTGGCGAAGAACCAGTGCGAAGAGTCAGGAGCTGACACGGCGTTCAAGCCGGTGTAGCCGGCGAAGGTCTGGAATGTGTTACCACACGCCTGGTTGAACAGGGAGATGTCCAGAGCATCCTTGTGGTAGTTCGCCAGTCCCACCTTGGCCTGGTTGCGCTCGGAATACGCCACACGTTGCTGTGACATACGCCCAACCAACTGCACCATCTTGCGGTACTGGTCGATGTAGATTTTGTCGGTGAACGGCTTGAGCGGAGTACCCTGTCCAGCCATCGGAGCATCGCCAATGACGCCCTTGCCGGTCGGATTGGGCACCAGCGGGAAAACAACACTGGACCCAGGTCCTTTGCTCAGCTCATCGAACCATTGAACGAAGTTGGTCTGGTCGCGGGGATTGAGCCCCGCAGCCATGAGACGCGCACCCGTGCAGGACCGGAGCGCCTGCGTGAAAGTGCGATGACTCCATGCCGTGACCTCGGCTGGATCGCCTTGCACAATAGTAGTATCAGCCATGAAAGCCCTCGTGTGTGCATTGGTGTGCTTTCTCGCACGTGCGGGGGCGAGAAACCCGAGGGCTTTGCGTTTCGACGGAGACGCCTAGCTGAAACCGCTGTGGTTATACGGTGCCACAGTCACCGAGGGATCGCTCAGGGCGCGTTGCCCTTCCGCCATCTAGGGACATACCGACGTGTATGCCTACTTCCCCAAATACTCTTCCAGAAATGGTCTGTCAATACCCATCAGTGCCGTCTGCGCCCATAGCGCCGAACGACGCGCCGCCGATGCGTCACCCCACCCGGTACCACGCAGGTACTGCCCAGATCCCCCGGCACCATGCAGTTCACCCCGAAGCCAATCCCATCCGTCGTGACCGTCGTGGGGAAAAAACCCGCTAGCACCTCGCACCCGCCAATCCATTGAATTGATGGTAGGCTCACTCCAATCGACCACACATTATCCACGCACGTCGAGCCTGGATGCCCTGCCGCTGTACCGTCCGCGAGCTGGCAACACGCTGGATCATCAGGCGTGTTGGTCGGCGTATTCGTATTGG